CCGGCGGATTTCCTTGACGGGCTGACCTGGGACATCACCGGGGAACAGCCACGGATTGCCCTTGGGCACTACAAGCGCCCTCTGACGCACAATCGCCGCCACATCAGCCGAGATCGGCACCCGGTGGATCTTGCGCTGCTTGGTGGTGGCTGCGGGCTTTGACCAAATCCCAAGCTCCAGATTGAATTGCTCAAACTGCGCTTGGCGCACCTCGCCAACGCGGGAGCCTGTCAGCATGCATATGCGTATGATGCTCGCGGCACGTTGATCTTCAGCCGAATCTAGCACCTCAGCCAGTCTGCCGATTTCTTCATGGGAAAGGAAGCGCTCCCGCGCGGTCTCCACGCGTTTCTTGAAGCCAGCGGCAGGATTGTTCGTGCGCCAGCCCCACTGGATGGCGAGGTTGAACATCTTCCGAAGTACTTCGCCCACACGGTTGGCACGGACGGGGGTTGGCTTGCGACCTTGCAACTTGCGCGCACGATTGTTCGGCTTCATCTTTGAGGGCCGCGCCCTGCCCTCTGCAATCAGGTTCAAGAGCTTTGTCACGTCGTACGGGGTGATCTCGGTCACCAGTTTATTGCCCCAATGGGGTGCCACCAGCTTGGTCAGGAAGGATTTATGATCGGACGCGCTCAAAGGCGTCAGCGTTGTGGCATGCTCGATCAAGTACCGCTCGATCATGTCGTTGAAACGAGGTGCCTCTCGCAGGGTGTCGCGTTCCTCCATCGGATCCGTGCCCTCGTCGATCAGGCGGCGCAGGTCTCGGGCGCGTTCCCTGGCCGCGGTCACGCTCCATTCGGGCCAGCGTCCGATCGCCATGCGGCGCTGCCGTCCAGCAAAGCGGTAATCCATCACGAAGGACCGCTCGCCCGAGGGCATCACACGGATGGACAGCCCCCGTATCTCGGTATCGAAAACCTGGTAGGCCCGATCTTCTTCAGGAATCTGCTCACGCACGGTTTTATCGTTTAATCGCAATCGGTTGACCACTTTTTTACCTCCTTCATGCGCATGACACAGGCGTAGATGCGCGGGCTTATCAAGCGAAGCATGAGGTTTTGGGTGGCATACAGGCGGTGACCGGCGCTGATGTGCCAAAACTCTGCCGGTCATTGAAAACATGGGAGAAAATAACGAGCGGCGTTCAGAGCGCTGGGCGAATCTGTGGGCCAGCGGAGTATTTTTCGCGGCCTAAAGCGCGCGCTCGATGGCTTCTCGCTCGTAGAACAGGGCCTAATTTTGTAAATTCCGTTTAAAATCAATGACCGGCAAGGGTTCAAACCCCTTGCCGGTTGGGCGAATGACTTTGAGCGCCCATCAAACCCGCTGAAACAGGGCGAAATCTTGTAAATTGGCCCGTTTTAGGACGCCGCGACTCTCCGGCGGTCAATTCGCCAGCGCTCTGCGGCGCCTTCGGCTGCGCCCGCCACTCGGGCTAAACCCGCAAAACCCAATGATATCAATGACCGGCAGCCATTTGGCGCATCACCGCCGGTCTCCGCCTTCCCGCCACCCTTTCCGCTCTGCGCTTCTGAGCACCTGAACCCTGCCCTCGTCGGGCCAAACTCAGGAGAACCCAGATGCCAGACATTGGAACTGCCCCCCGATCCAATAGCCCTCAGCGCCTGATGAGCGGTTGGATCAGCCGCCTCGACCTCGCCCTTGAGCTCGGGGTCACCGTTGAAACCCTGCACCGTTGGGAGAAGATCCGCTTCGGCCCGCCCTGCGTGCGCGCCGGCCGAAAGATCTACTATCGCCGAGATGCGGTACAGGAATGGCTGATGCTGCAGGAAGCCCCTGCGCCACGTCGCGCGGGGTCCCGCCGATGAGCATCCCCCTCTCCTTGCGCCAGCAGAGACGACGCGCTGAACATAATGAAACCCGCCAGGAGTGGATCGATGAGCGGCGGCGCGAAGCGCGCATGGTGATCGCTGATGTGGCGCACCATTCTGATTATCTGGTGCGGCTCGCCTGCAACGTGCTGGCGACACATGGTGAGACATTTGAGGAACGCGAAGACGCGCGGATCCTGCTCGTCGTGCTTGATGCCAAAACACCCGGGCGGCTGCCCACAGCAGACCGGGAGGGCCGCTCATGAAGCGACGCGGAACACCCGAGGCGGATCTGCAACGCGCTGTTGTAACCGCGTTGCGCTTTGCTCTCCCAAAGGGCGCCATTATCCATCACTGTGCCAATGAAGTGACTGAGGCCGGCCCACGTGGGGCCAAGCGGCAAGCGATCCTCGTTGGCATGGGCGTGCACCCAGGCTTTGCTGACCTGACTATCCTGTGTGAAAGCAAGGTCCTCTTCCTCGAACTGAAATCCCTCAAAGGTAGGCTCAGTCCAGCGCAGGAGGCATTCCGCGACGCGGTGCTGGCCCAAGGCTTTGGCTGGGTGCTGGTGCGATCGCTTGATGACGCGCTGGGCGCGCTGGCAGACCACGGGCTCACAACGCGTGTTGCCTCTTCAACAGGGAGGGCCGCACCATGAGCCATGCCGCTACCAATTGGGCGATCCAGCAGCGTGGGCTCAAGCCTGCGACGAAGATCGTGCTCTGGCATCTTTGCGATCGTCACAACCCAGACTTTGGTTGTTTCCCGACACAGGTCCGTCTGGCCGAAGACGCAGAAATGTCGATCTCCTCGCTCAACGATCACCTCAAGAAGCTGGAAGAGCTCGGGCTCATTCAACGCATTCAATGTCAGGATCATCGGACCAAACGCCGCCAAGCCACACGCTATATCTTGGGGTTCGAAATGGCCGGCCCACAAGAGCCATCTCCAGAAATCGGAGATGGGCAGCAAGGCACAGACTGGGAAAATGACGCCGAACCGTGTCCGGAATTCGGAGACGGAGCCAACTGCGAATTTGGGGCAGTTCCATCTCCGAAAAATAACCAAAGCCATCTCCGAAATTCGGAGACTAACCTTGTAAGGGAACCTTTAAGTAAACCAGTAAAGGAGGAGGAGGACGCGCAAGCGCGCGAAATCGTCGATGAAGAGTTTTTCGGGTCGCTGCTGGTGGCGCTGGGCTTCGATCCTGACAGGCATCTCCCCGGCTGGTGGCAGGGCTGGCCTCCCCGTGAACATGTTCGACGCTGGCAAACTGACCTCGGGCTGACCGAAGCCGAGATCCTCGAGGCCGCGGAAGCGTCCCGCCAAGACCACCCCGAGCCGCCAGATGGGCCCAAAGGGCTGGATCGCATCATGCAGCGCTGTGCCCAGCGCAAAGCGGATGAAAAATCTCGAGGTCGGCGCAAAACACAGAAGCCAACAAAACCGGAACGCCAGCCGATCTCCGATCTTCCCGCCTTCTACGCCGATTGGGTGAACTCGGAAAAATACCTACCCTCCAGTGCAATCAGCAACAGCATGCGCGACCAGATGCTCGCCCGCGGCCTTGTCACACCACAGCAACTTCGTGAGCGAGGCGTCCAATGAAACACGATCGCAATTTGCACAGCGCGTCACAGCAAGCTGGTCATGGACGCCCGAAGCGCATCATGACAGTGCAGCAGGCGCTGGAATGGGCCTTCTGCACCGAATGCGCACAGCTGGAGCTGCCCGAACCGCCTGATCCGGAGCGTGGCCAGGGATTTGGCTTCGGTCTCGAATACGTGCTTATGCAACGCGCCGCGCTGGGCTGCAAAATCGATGGCGGTCGCTACAAGCTGGGCGATTACACCCACGAGGATGCCGAGGTCATTGCTGCGACTGTTTCTGGAATGCCAGATAGCTTAGGGGGCAAGCGCATGGCCATCCGGGTGGCAGAGCTTGCACGCGCTGGGCTCACACCGGACTGGATGCCGGGAGCCGTGCCGCGCTGTGTACCCGTGGAAATGAAGCGCAATCGGCATGGGGATCATGCTACGACTGTAGTGGTTGGGACCGAGCGGGTCCTGTCACGCGGGAAGTGGCGGACCGTGGAGGTAAGGGCATGTCCGGTGACCTACCGTCCCTATCCAGAACAGATCGAAGCCGCGCGGCGCGACTATCAAGCCTGGCGACAGGCGCTGGGCTGGGTGCGAGATGGACTCCAGAGTGGGGGACTGCTGCGAGAAGTTGAGGTGGTGGAAGGGATGCCACGGGCTAGACCGTGGGCAAAGCCCAAGAGCCGATAGCTTGCAGAACGCTAATCAAACAACGTTGACTTTTGGCAAGGGCTAGTATAAACTATGCGTATAAACATACCAAACACACAAATGGAAAGCAAGCGGACACAATGGTGACCATAACCAATAAGATCAAGAAGATCGGCAACGGCCATTTCCTACCGCTGTCGGCAGCCACTATGGACGCATTGCAACTGCGCGCTGGGCAGCAGGTTACGCTTTCGACGCATGACGGCACACTCGTCGTGCGTACGGTCGATGATGACTACGCCAAAACGCGTGAAGCAGCTGCGAGGGTCACCCAAAGATATCGGCGAACCCTTGTTAAGCTTGGTCGCGAGGGCGATGTCGCGTGACCTCGGAGAACAATGGCTACACTTGGCCCAATGCCGATGCTATCTTGGACGAGACTTCAGCATTTATCGAGACCATGGGGCATCGAATGGTTTTGAACGACCGCGATGCCTTTGAAGCAGGCCTCGAGCGAGCAAGGTCAGCCGCTGAATACGAGCCAGAAGCACGATTATCCTACCTGGCCGCCTTGATGTACGATGGCATCGCGACACGGCACGCGTTGATGGATGGCAACAAGAGGGCGGGTGCGATCGCGTCTTTGACATTTATTGCAATGAATAGTTCTTTCTTGGATGTTTCCGAGAACGAACTTGAGGCCAAGCTGCGCGCGCGTGTCGCCGGCGAGCTGAGCGTCAGTGACTTGGCAGATTATTTCGAGGCAAATATCTATCCAGATATCGAGTAGTCGGAGCAGCAACGCGTAGGGCACTGGTACGATTAGCCGTCGTACTGTCAGCACAGATGCAGAGCTGGACCAAGCTCTTTGCGAAATCGAGAGAGTGTCAGGTCTTATGTGTAAGGCTGATAGGCTCCATGCTTCCTGAGAGGAGCAAGGACGATGACAATTTCAAACGAACTGCTGGACGAGTTGCTGAAGGGCTGCAAGCGGCCTGACGATTTGCTGAGCGAAGCCGGACTGATGAAGAAACTGAAGATCCGGCTGATGGAACGGATGCTTGGCGCCGAATTGACCGCTCATCTGAGCTATGAGGCTGGCGCAGAACCGCCGCCCGACCAGACCAACCGCCGATCTGCCCAAGCATGTTCATCTCAAACGGCCAACGACGTCTGCTCAGGATAGCTGATAGAGCATCATCTTTTTACGATCTTCGCGCACTTGAAATACGTTAAGATCGGAAAATCTTGACAAATGATGTGAATTAGTCCAGCTTTCACGTATGTGAAACACGCGAAAGACGGAAGATGCTCTATCTCGTTGGTGAAAATCTGGACAAGGATCGTGCTTACTACCTGGCCGAAACAGGCCGGATCGTGCAGCTTATGCGAGGCATCTACGTCGATGCTGCCGAAGATGTCGATGCTGTCGTGCTGCGACATGCCATACGCATCGCCAACTACCTATATCCGCGTGCTTACCTGTCCGCTGCGAGCGCCGTGCTGCTCGCACCCACGCGGGATGGCCGATTGTTCGTTAGCGGACCGCGTTCACAGCGCAAACGGATCAGGACGCTGGAGATCATCCAGAATATCGCGCCCGCCAATCCCTCGACCGCACCCGCGCTTATCGCGGACGGCCTAGGTGAGTTCCGCATTGATGTCTCTTCGCTGCGGCAACGATGCCTCGAAGCTTTTCGTCTGCGCAGCGAACATGCTGCCTCCATTAATGAAGAAATGCGCGCGTCACTTGCGGCGCGATTGATTGAAGAATATGGCGACCCGAAAAGCGCTGCGGATGCGCTTTGGACGCTTGCGCGTCAGAATGAATGGTACCGCGAAGGCGAGCAAGCCGAGCGCTACCTTCTGAAATCACCGTCTTTGATTGAAACTCGAAATGAAGCCGAGCTCATTTTAACGGTGGCCTGGCACAGCCAGCCGATTGGCAAGCTGCGTCATGACGGCTTTGAGTGGCGTTGGACAGCAGAGAAGAACTTCAATCTACCGTTGGTTCAACAACGCAGGCCTGGGAAACTACCTGCGTTCATTCTCTCACTCCTGCCTGAAGGCTGGCTGGAACGCGTGGTCAAGGAGAATGATGAGCGCGCACTGCTGCGCTCTGGAAAGCGCTATATGTCGAACATCACGATCAGCTCTGATGCCGCCGAGATCGCAGGACTGCCGACAGATCGCCTTTCAACTCGGCTAAGTGATTTCAGCACCAAAGGCATATTTACCGGGAGCTATGAGGGGCCGGGGCGCGATAACATTGAAAACAGTTTTGAAGACAATCTCGCGCGCCTGTTTGTAAACACGCAGACACCGCGCCTGTCTGGCGTACAGATCAAGGCGCCGATGTTTCTTGATCAAGAAGGGCGCCTTTTTCCCTGCATGCGAGACCCCTTCACGCATATCCTTAAACCTGCCGGCACGGGCGGATTTCAGGCCCTGCCGATCATCGAGTATTTGTCGATGACCTTGGGGCAAGCTGCCGGACTTGAAGCTCCGGCCATTGCATTGATAGGCATGCCAGACGGTATGCCGCCAGCGTTGATTGTAGAACGCTTTGATATCCGCTGCAGTCCCGATGATGAGCGCCGCATTGCGCTTGAAGACACCTGCTCGGTTCTCGATTTGCCACCTGAAGCTAAATACGACAGTACGATTGAGCGGATTGCGCGCGCCGTCCGCGCGCTTTCAACCGCGCCTGAGGAAGACCTGACCGTCATATTGAGGCGCGCACTGTTTGCGTGGCTCATTGCCGATGGCGACATGCATCTAAAAAATCTTGCCTTACTCAAGATAGCAGCATCAGGAGCGGACAGATTTGCGAGCGTGAGGATGGCACCGCTTTATGATGCGGTCACGACTCGCGTATTTCCAAGACTGGAGAATGATCGCATGGCGCTAAAGCTGAATGGCAAGGACGACAGGTTACGCCGTGCAGACTTTTTACACTTTGCCGCCACGGCGGGGATCACAGCACGGGCTGCCAATGCCGCTATGGATGAACTTGTCGAAAAGTTAGGCGCTGGGCTTAATCAGATCGTCTTGCCGAATGTGCCAAACCTTGAGGCAGAAATAACCGCCAAGGCAGAGCAGATGCTGGACTTGTGCCGCACACGCCTTGCAGCTTGGAAATAACCCACGCCGAACATGATGAGCGCGGCGCAACCAAGCGCCAAGTAAACCAGGAAGAACAAATGGAACTCCGTGCCATTCGAGCCGATGACGATCTGGATTGGGCGCTTGCGGAAATCGAACAATACTTTGATACACCGCCCGCACCTGGAACGAAAGAAGCCGACCGCTTCGACATCCTGACCGATCTCATCGAAGCCTATGAGAACCGTGAATACCCCGTCGAGGCGCTCGATCCAATCGAGACGCTCAAGGTCTTTATGGACATCAAAAAGAAGAAGCAAAGTGATCTGGCCAAGCTGGTCGGCGGCAAGTCTCGCGCGTCCGAAATCATGAACCGCAAGCGTCCGCTCACGCTGCGCATGATCCAGAAGATCAACACCAGCTGGAAAATCCCAGCCGCCTCCCTGATCGCACCCTACCACCTCGAGGCCAACGGCGAGAGGGCCTGACCCCCCTCCCATGGTTCCTCCCCGGCCCTATGCGTATACGGGGGTACTCAGCGCGCAAGTTTTCTAGCGTCTGGCCTTTTCACCGGGGAATCCACTTCGAAGCCAGTTTGGTCGGCGGCCAAAATAAAGTGATTCAGTTACAAAGGGTTGGACGCAAAAAACTGGCTCTCAGGGTGGATTCTTGAGTGGTTTAGTCAAGAATCCACCTGGCCAAAAGCAAGCCAGTTTAGCCAAACAGCGAAGCCACCCTCTTTGCAGCCGTTTCAGAGGCTCCAAAAGGACACGACACGAGTCGCAAAAAAATGGTTTGACATTTCTAGCCCCCTTGACGTATCCCTCAACCATCGAAGTTTTGCGCCCGGAGGATACCCCTCGCGGGCGCTTTTTGTTTCCCCACATCGCGGATCCCAATGCAGTCACCGGCTTCCTTGGCCGTGGCATCAACACGTCCGCCCTACCCCACAAACGAGAACATCCTCATGGACCTTGTCTTCGCGCCAAGCGAGATCGAGACGTGGCCGATCGACCGGCTGCGCCCCTATGCCCGTAATGCCAAGATCCATGGCGACGATCAGGTGGCCAAGATCGCGGCCAGCATGGCCAAGTTCGGCTGGACCGTGCCCTGCATGGTTGCCGACGATGGCGAACTGATCGCCGGACATGGCCGGGTACTGGCCGCGACAATGCTGGGGTTGACAGATGTGCCAGTCATTCGGCTGGGGCATCTTGATGAGGCCGAGCGGCGGGCTTACCGGATCGCCGACAATAAGCTGACCGAGCTGGGCGACTGGGACGAAGCCATGCTGCGCGACGAAATCGCAGGGCTGCTGGCGGATGATTTTGATCTGTCGCTCCTGGGGATTACCGATGAAGATCTCGACGCGCTGCTGCAAAACCCTGATGCGCTGGGCACTGATGGTCCGGTCGAGGGTGAGGATGACATTCCGGATGTGCCGGTCACGCCGGTCTCGGTTGTGGGCGACCTTTGGCAGCTCGGATCGCACCGGCTGATCTGTGGTGACAGTACCAGCGCGGATGTCGTTGGACGGTTGCTCGGCGATGTAAAGCCCCTGCTGATGGTGACAGATCCACCCTATGGTGTGGAATACGACCCAGGCTGGCGCAACAAAGCAGGTGCTGCCGCAACCAAACGCACCGGCAAGGTGCTGAATGATGACCGCGCAGACTGGCGCGAGGCCTGGTCTCTGTTTCCTGGCGATGTCGCCTATGTCTGGCACGGGGCTCTGCATGCAGCTACCGTGGCTGACAGCCTGATCGCCTCAGGCTTCAACATCCGCTCGCAGATTATCTGGGCCAAGGACAGGCTGGTGCTGAGCCGCGGTGATTACCACTGGCAGCATGAGCCCTGTTGGTATGCCGTGCGTGCCAAGGGCAAAGGCCACTGGGCAGGTGATCGCAAGCAGACCACGTTGTGGCAGATTGCAAACAAGGATCAGGATGCTGACACCGTGCATGGCACGCAAAAGCCTGTGGAGTGCATGCGGCGTCCGATCCTGAACAACTCAAGCCCAGGTCAGGCGGTGTTCGAGCCCTTCATGGGATCTGGTACGACGTTGATCGCGGCGGACACCATAGGGCGGGTCTGCTACGGTGTTGAGTTGAACCGGGCCTATGTCGATGTGGCCATCGAACGCTGGCAGCAGTTCACCGGCGAGGACGCCTTGCTTGTGGAAACCGGCGAGAGCTTTGCCGTCCTCAAATCGCAAAGGCTGGCGGCATGAGTCAGTCCCGCAAGATGCCACTGGTTGAGGCTGGTTCCAACGTCGCGGTCGGTTATGTACTCGCGGTGATTGCCCAGATTGTGGTGTTCCCATGGTTCGGGCTGGTGGTCAGCATCGACGACAATCTTGCAATCGGCGCGGTCTTTGTCATTGTTTCACTGTTGCGAGGTTACGCCTTGCGCAGGCTCTTCGTGCGGCTGCGATGACGGCACATGTCCATCACCTGACAGCGAATACACTGTGCCCCGCCCGTCTTGCTTCTCGGAGGTGACCGGCAGCCCCAGCTTTTTCTTCAAACCACCGGAGATCAGACCGCGAACACTATGCGCCAACCACCCCGTCACAGCGACGATTTCGGCGATCGAGGCCCCCTCGGGCCGCTGCAGCAGAGCGATGATCTGCGCCTGTTTGGTATTGGCTCGTATCATCGGTGTTTTGGGCGCCGGTGCTGCGGCAGCATGCTGACGGACCGCAGCCATGGTTTTGACGACCACCGGTTCGATCCCGACCGCCAGCAACCCTGCGTCGGTGACGACCAGCGTGGTGCCATGCCCATCACCAGTTTCGCGCCAGAATGGTTCGCCTTTGCGGGTGTTGGTATCGACCTCTTTGAGCCAGCCGCGGTCGATCATCATGGTCACGACCTTCTTCGCGGCGGCACCATGCAGCCCCTCGGGCAGCGGCATGGCGATGTTGTCTGCGCGCTGGGCGCCCGTGGTCAGGATCAGGCTTTGGGTTATGGTAAGGTTGGGCATGGTAGCCTCCGGTCAAACGGGCGGCGCAGGATGCGTGCCCTTCTACCGGCATTGGCCCGCGCGAGCGTGGGCGGGCCAGAACGTGATGGGTGCGAGCCTCAGTCCGCGTCTTCCATCGCGGCCGTGATTGCAAAGTGCTGCACCCAACCCGTCAGATACGGCAGGCCTGCGGGGATGCCTTCTTCACGCGCTGAGCTGCGGCTGATGCGCCAGCCCTGCCAGCGGCGGATTGCTGAGTTGATGGCCGTCTCGCTGTCGATATTGCAGCCCGTCATATTGCCCACCACGTCGTCGGCAAAGTGGCGACCCATTCGACTGTCAAGAAAGTCGCGGATGCCGATCATCTCGTCTTCACTATCGGCGCCGATGGCTGTGGCGATAAGGGTGGAAGCCAGCGTCCAGACCTCTGCGCTGCGCCGCTCGCGCTGCGGGCAGTTTGTCAGGGTTTGGAAAAAGCCGTAATCTTCGTTGCGGCTGGGCAGAATGGCCTGTGCGGTCATGGGCTTGGATCCTTTGGTGCGGTGCATCGAGTTGCTGAAACAACCATCGCTCTGAAAGGGTGATTAGCGTAGCCAATTCGGCGCAATTTGATTGCTTTTTTGCACCCCACGCAGGGAGGTCAATTCACGCCATACACCGGCTTGCCAGATATAAAGATGGCAAAGTTCGCAAGTGGGCTGTTGCAGGATGCGGGGTGCGCGTGGTGGATCAAAACAATCCAGTGCGTCGGCACGCACCTGCCGGATTTCGCGGGCGGCAAGAATGTCCTCGGGTGTCCAACGCGCCAGAGCGGGCAACATATGGGAGGGGTATCCGTCAAAGTGCACATACACATGTGCCCATTTTTCAGGCCCTGTCTGGATGGCGATCTGTGCGCGCGTGCTCATGACCAGTCCTCCTTCAAATAAGCTGCAGCTCAGCCAGCACGGTGCTGGCGGCGGCGAGCAGGCTGGTCGGCAGTTCGATTTTGATGTGCGAGAAGATGTCCGAGGCTTCGACATTAATCCCTGCGTCCCGCAGCGCCGTTTCGACGGCTGCCGCGATGGCGTTGGGGCGGCTGCGGTCAAAGTGGTCGGGCAGAACTGCATAGTCGATACGGATGGTTGTAGATGCCATGGTCATGGTATGCTCCTCAATCCTACTGTTCGATCAGGGCGATAATGGCGATCGCCATCCCGCCGAGATACTCGCTGCGGCGGAACACGATGTCATCGATCTCGCCCGCGCAGGTGATCGTGGGGTCAACCGCCAGGCTCTCGGCCATATGCGGCAGCAGGCGTTGGGCTTGGGCGTTGTAACGTTCTGCGAGGGTCATTGATTTGTCTCCGTTCTGGCGTGTTTGCTTGCACTGAGAATCGCCCTGACGGGCAGTATAATCAACTCAAATAGATCATCTTTCCCGTTTATTTACAATATGTTGAGGACATTCAAAGCGCCATGGAAGGTCTATCCGAACGCGCCTATGCAGAACGGACAGGTCTGTCGCGCGGAGCCGTGCAGAAGGCCCGCAAGAATGGCCGCTTGGTGCTGTTTGCCGATGGGTCGATCAATGCAGTGGTGTCTGATGCACGCCGCGGTGCCATGACGGATCCGGATCAACAGATACGCTCACGGGGTGGTGTTGGAGGCGTTGGCGCTGGTGGTGATGGTGGTGATGGTGATGGCGGTGCGATCAGTAGCAGCACCGCCTCTGGCCGCGGCGACAGCACATCCTATCTGAAGGCCCGCACGGCGCTGACCGTCTACCAGGCACAGGAACGGCAGCTGTCGATCCAGAAGAAAAAGGGCGTGCTGGTCGATCGCGCCCGCGCTGAGACCTTGGTGTTTCGTCTGGCCCGTCAAGAGCGGGATCTTTGGATCACCTGGCCCACGCGTGGGGCGGCCCTCATAGCCGCACAACTGTCCGCAGAGATGGAGACAGCATCCGGCAAGGCCGTAACGATCGAGACCGCGATCCTGCAAAGGGTGCTAGAAACCCATGTCCGAGAGCAGCTCGACGCCCTGGCCGACCTCAGGGTCTCGCTTGAATGATGAGGAGAACACATCTGATCTGACCGAGGGCCTCGATCTCGCCTTTGACGGCGCCGAGGATATCCTGCGCGCCTGGCGGCGGGGAATGCGGCCTGACCCTGACCTCACAGTCTCCGAATGGGCCGACAAGCATCGCAAGCTGTCCTCGCGGGCCTCAGCTGAACCCGGACAATACAGAACAGCCCGAACGCCATATCTGCGCGCCATTATGGATGCGCTGTCGCCAAACCACCCGGCCCAGCGGATCAGCTTCATGAAGGCCGCCCAGGTCGGCGCAACGGAAGCGGGCAACAACTGGATCGGCTTTGTGATCCATCACGCGCCCGGCCCCATGCTGGCGGTGCTGCCCACGGTCGAGATGGCCAAGCGCACCTCGCGCGGTCGGATCGACCCTCTGATCGAGGATAGCCCGGCGCTGAAGGAGCGCGTCCAGCCGGCGCGCTCGCGGGATGCGGGCAATTCGATGCTGTCAAAGGAGTTCCCGGGCGGCATTCTGGTGCTGACAGGGGCGAACAGCGCTACCGGCTTGCGGTCGATGCCTGCGCGCTACGTGTTTCTGGATGAGGTCGACGCTTATCCGGCTTCCGCTGACGAAGAAGGCGATCCGGTAACGCTGGCCGAGGCGCGCACCACCACCTTTGCGCATAGGCGCAAGGTGTTCATGGTCTCAACCCCAACGATCCGGGGGCTCTCTCGCATCGAGCGGGAGTTCGAGGCCAGCGATCAGCGGCGGTATTTTGTACCCTGCCCGCAGTGCGGTCATATGCAGTGGCTGCAGTTCGAGCGCCTGCGCTGGGACAAGGGGAAGCCTGAGACGGCTGCCTATGCCTGCGAGAGCTGCGAGCGCCCGATCGCCGAGCACCACAAGACGGACATGCTGGCGCGTGGGGAATGGCGCGCAACAGAGAGCAGTGCCGATCCGAACGCGATCGGCTTCCACCTCTCGGCGCTTTATTCGCCGATCGGGTGGAAGAGCTGGGAGCAGATCGCACGGGACTGGCTGGCGGCGCAGGGCTCGGACGAGATGCTGCGCGCAGCGCGCAACACGCTCCTTGGCGAGACATGGGTTGAAAGCGGGGACGCGCCGGAATGGCAGCGGCTGGCGGACCGCCGTGAGGCATTCGCCGCTCAGGTGCCCATGGGCGGGTTGTTCCTGACCGCCGGTGCTGACGTCCAGAAGGACCGCATTGAGGTCGATGTCTGGGCTTGGGGCCGCGGCCTCGAAAGCTGGCTCGTCGATCACATCGTGCTTCCGGGTGGGCCTGGAGATCCTGCCTGCTGGCAGGCGTTAACGGACCTGCTTGGCCAGACTTGGGTGCATGAGAACGGCGCCGTGATGCCGCTGGCGAAGCTGGCCATCGACACCGGCTATGAGACATCCGCCGTTTACGCCTGGGCGCGGGCCCAAGGCATTGCGCAGGTTGCACCTGTTAAAGGGCTTGAGGGCTTCAACCGCGCGACACCGGTGTCAGGGCCCACCTTCGTTGATGCGACGGTGAATGGGCGGAAGCTGAAACGAGGCGCCCGGCTCTGGACCGTGGCCACGGCCACCTTCAAGGCAGAGACCTATCGGTATCTGCGGCTAGAGCGGCCCTCCGATGAGGATCGCGCGCTGGGTGTGCCCAATCCGGCGGGCATGATCCACCTACCTGACTGGGCCGACAGCGAATGGCTGAAACAGCTCGTGGCCGAGCAATTGGTGACGATCCGCAACAAGCGCGGCTTCGCTCGCCAGGAGTGGCAGAAGATCCGCGAGCGCAATGAGGCGCTCGACACACGGGTCTATGCGCGGGCCGCAGCCTGGATTCTGGGCGCCGACCGCTTTGATGAGCGCATGTGGCGGCAGCTTGAGAAGCAGGCGGGCGTGGAGACGACGGTCATAGCCCAAGGTACTGAAGCCGAGAAATCGACCGAACCTCAAGCAGGGCGGATCGCATCGCCCCGGCGGCGCGGCTGGAAGATCAGCACGCCCAAATACATGGAATGATGAATGACCCTCGACGAGCTAAAACTCCGCCACAGCGCGCTTTTGAGCGCGCGCTACAGCGGCACGCGGTCGGTCAGCTATGACGGCAAGACGATCAATTACGGCACGGATGTTGAATTGGCCGCTGCGATCAGCGATGTCGAACGGCGCGTGGCCAAACTCGAGCGAAGCGCTGGGCGCGTGTTGCGCCCCTTTGCGGTGAAAGACCTGTGATGAACTGGCGGCAGCGCTTGGGCGCCTTCATCGGCGGATTTGACGCCGGCCAACACCACCGACGTCTGCGCGGGTTCCAAGCCACGCGCGCACATGTGAACGCGCTTATTGCAGCATCGGGCCCCGACATCACCGCCCGTGCGCGCTGGCTGGTGCGAAATAATGGCTATGCCGTGAATGCGGTGGAAAGCTGGGCGGCCAACACCGTGGGCGACGGGATCAAGCCCATCTCCAAGATCGCGGACGCTCCACGCAAGGAGAAGCTGCAGCGGCTGTGGCTGGCTTGGACCGATGAGGCCGATGCCGAGGGGCTGACGGATTTCTATGGGCTACAGCGCCGAGCCGCACGCGAAGTGTTTCTGGCAGGAGAGGTCTTTGTCCGGATCAGGCCGCGGCGGGTTGAGGACGGGCTGACGGTGCCACTTCAGCTGCAGATGCTGCCCTCGGAAATGCTGCCTCTGCATGAAACGGGCGTGGCGCGGAATGGAAACGCGATACGCCAGGGGATCGAGTTCGATCGTATCGGGCGGCGCGTCGCCTATCACTTCTTCCGCCGCCACCCAGGCGACAGCACTGATCCTGGACTGTCTGGGGAAATTGTCCGCGTGCCCGCCTCGGAGGTGATCCACGTCATCGACCCAGTCGAGGGTGGTCAGCTGCGCGGCGTGTCGAAACTGGCCCCGGCGATCGTGAAGTTGTTCCTTCTGGATCAATACGACGACGCGGAGTTGGACCGGAAAAAGGTCGCCGCGATGTACGCGATGTTCGTGACCTCACCCGCCCCAGAGAACCCGCTCGCCCCCTTGGATGATGAGGAGATGCCCGCTGGTGTGGAGATCAGCCCGGGCCAAATCGTCCGGCTGGATGCCGGCGAGGATGTCACCGTGGGGCAGCCCGCCGATAGCGGAGCAACCTACGAGCCGTTCCAGTACAGGACGCTGCTGCAAATCTCGGCTGCGCTCGGGATCCCCTACCCCTACCTCGCCAACGACATGGTGAAGGGGAACTTCTCGAACTCACGCCTGGCGCTGATCGAATTCCGCCGCCGCGTCTCAGCTTGGCAGCATTCGGTGATGGTCTATCAGCTCTGCCGCCCGGTTTATGCACGCTGGCTGGATTTGGCCGTGCTCTCCGGCGCGCTGTCCCTGCCCGGTTACGAAACCGAGCGCCCGCGCATGCTGGCCGCGAACTGGCTGCCGACGAAATGGGACTGGGTCGATCCGCTGAAAGACGCCAATGCTGAAATCGCACAGATCGAGGCTGGACTGAAATCCCGCACCCAAGCCATCGCCGAGCGGGGCTACGACGCTGAGCAGGTCGACCGCGAGATTGCGGCAGAACGGGAACGTGAGCGCGCGCTGGGCCTCGATTTCCGGCGGCCTGGCTCCCCCGCGCAGGGCGTCCAGGCCGTACCGGCCGAGGGAGAGCAACCAGAGACCGAAGATGAAGCCGATGACGCGGAAGACCGCCCGCGCCTTGACGAGGACCAAGCCTGATGCTCCATGCCCGCATTGCCGCGCGCGCTTTCAACACGCCGCTGATGGTTGAACCCACCAAGGCCATGGCGTTTCTGTCGGGGCTTGGGCCGCGCATTCTGGGACGACAGGTCGAGATTTCGGACGGCTACGCGGCACACGACAGCACGGCCGCGACACCCGCCCGCGCCAGCATTCTGGCCGGGAACCTCACCGAGCGCCTGCAGCAACATGGGGATGCGCCCTACCCGGTCGTTGACGGCATCGCGGTGATCGAGATCGCGGGCGTGCTGATCCATCGCGGGGGCTGGATCGGACAGTCCTCCGGCCAGACCAGCTATGAGGGGATCGCGGCGCAGATCGAGGCGGCCGCGCGTGATCCGTCCGTGCGGGCGGTGGCGCTCGAGATCGACAGCTTTGGCGGAGAGGTGGCGGGCGTCTTTGACCTGGCTGACCAGATCCGGGCGGTGCGCCGTAACAAGCCGGTCTGGGCGTTCGTCGCCGAGCACGCCTTTTCAGCGGGCTATGCGCTGGCCTCTCAGGCCGACCGCATCCTGCTGCCGCGCACCGGCGCCGTCGGCAGTATCGGCGTGGTGGTGATGCATGCAGATCTGAGCGGTCAGCTCGATCAGGACGGCGTGCGCGTCACGCTGGTCCATTCCGGACAGCACAAGATCGACGGCAACCCCTACGAGCCGCTGCCCGGATCGGTCCGCGACGATATCCAGCGCGAGATTGATGTGCTGCGGTTCCTCTTTACTGAGACTGTCGCCGCGGGCCGCGCCGGGCGTCTGACCCAAGACGCCGCGCTGGCGACCGAAGCCGCGACCTATCGCGGGACGGGTGCCGTGAGCGCAGGCTTGGCAGATGAGGTGATCGACCTCACCCGGGGCTTTGCCCGCTTTCGCAAGAGCTTATCCGCCCCATCGCCCACCGCGCGGCAGCCGCGCGCAACCTATCCCCGAGAAAAGGAGGTCGCCATGAGCGCCACAACTGACGCCACTGAGGTAAATACGGAAGCCGCTGGCAACGAAGAACCCGTCCTAGAGAGCACGGCTGAAGAAGACGCGCAGAAAGACGAACAAAGCGTGGAACAGGAAGACCCTGCGCCAGCGGCAACAGCTTCGCCAATCCCCCCAACAGCCGCTGCACAGCCCAGCAATCTGGCAGAGCTCTCAGTTCAGCTTCGCGAGGCAGCTGCCGAAATTGCCGAGATCGCGGCGCAAGCCGGCCGCCTTGGCATCGCGATCGATGCCGCGAAGGCGCTGCGCGACGGCACAGCGCCAGAAGCCCTGCGCAAATTGGTCCTTCAGCGCGCCTCTGCAGCCGCAGATGCACGCGACATCGTTGCCGCGCCACCTTCGCCCATTCTCCCCAAATCCGCGGAAAGCCCGATTGTGGCTGCCGCGAAGAAGGCTGCCTCGGCGGGCAGCAGGGACTAAACCGCTCTCCCCAAAAGCTGCCGCCGACCTGATCCCCCGCCGCTCCTCCCCGGCGGGGGATTTTTTTTGAACCCCAATCCTTCGGAGATTGCCATGTCCGTTCTGACCCAACCGCCCACCATGGGCGATGTGCTCAAATACGAGCTGAACCCCAACTTCACCCGCGAAACCGTTACCCTTCTTGCCGGGACCAACTATCCCGTCGGCGCCGTACTTGGCCGCATCACCGCGAGCGGCAAAATGAAGCTCAGCACCGCTACTGGCACCGACGGCGCGCAGAACGCGTCTGCCGTCCTGCTCTATGCGACTGATGCCACCGCAGCGGATGCGACGGGAATCGTCGTGGTGCGCGGCCCTGCTATCGTCTCGAAGGCGGCCTTGGTCTTTGACGCCAGCGTCGATGACGCTGCGAAGACGGCCGCCAAGCGCGCCCAGTTGACCGCGCTCGGCATCATCCCGCGCGACGCCGCCTAATCCGGCGGATCGCCCGTTTTCTCCGTCGCGCATTCGCGCGTCACCCCTCATTCCCCGGAGTTCCACATGACCATCACGCGCAACCCGTTTGACGCGGGCGGCTATTCGCTCGCCGAGATGACGCAGGCCATCAACATCCTGCCCAATCTCTACACCCGCCTCGGCCAGATCGGCCTGTTTCGCTTTGAAGGCGTCACGCAACGTTCCATTGTCATCGAACAGCGCGAAGGCGTCCTCAGCCTCCTGCCCTCGGTGCCGCTGGGTGCGCCCGCCACGGTGGGCAATCGGGAAGCCCGCTCAATGCGCAGCTTCGCGCTTCCCTGGATCCCGCATGACGATGTGATCTTGCCCGCCGACATTCAGGGCATGCCCGCGCTGGGCCTGTCGGATGCGGCTGATCCGCTCGTCGAGGTGATGAACCGCAAGCTGACGCTGATGCGCCGCAAGCATGCCCAAACCCGCGAATACATGGAGATGAATGCGCTCCGCGGCATCGTGAAGGACGGGGCCGGCACCACGCTTTACGATTACTTTGTCGAGTTCGGCCTGGAGAAGATCTCGGTCGACTTCGTCTTTGGCACCGCAGGAACGAATGTGCAGGGCAAGGTCCGAACCGTCTTGCGCGGGATTGAGGACAGCCTTCTGGGCGAGACCATGACCACGGCCCATGCGCTCGTGAGCTCGGAGTTCTTCGACAAGCTGATCAGCCATCCCAAGACCGAAGAGGCCTACAAATTCTTTTCGGCCACGGGTGGCCAGCCGCTGCGCGAAGACATGCGCCGCGCCTTCCCCTTCGCCGGCATCCTCTTCGAGGAATACAACGGCTCTGTCACGCTCTCAAACGGCACCTCGGAGCGGCTGATCCCAGCGGGCGAGGGCATCGCCTTCCCGCTTGGCACCTTCGACACCTTCACCACTTATGGCGGACCGGCGAACCTGCTGGAAACCGCCAACACTGTCGGCCTGCCACTTTACGCACGGCAGATGATGGACACCAAGGGGCGCTGGATCGATCTCATGACCGAGGCCTCGATCCTGCCGGTCAACAAGCGCCCTCGGTTGGCCATCCGGATCTTCAGCTCGAACTGAGGTGATGGAGACATGACGGCCTTTGCCCTGGCCCTCGATCTGCTCTTCGCTGATCCGAACCTCGCCCATGAGGCCTGGCATCGCGACAGCGAAGGGCAGTTCACCCGTATCCGCATCATCATGCGTCGCAATGATGATGTGACCGCATTCGGGGCCGCGCGTCTGGTGTCAGAGACCATGCGCTTTGATGTACGCGTCTCGGAGCTCCCCGTGCCTCGCCCCGATGAGCAGATCCTCATTGGCTTTGAGACCTTCCTGATCCAGGGCGAGCCGATCCGCGATCGCGAAAGACTGATCTGGACCATTGAGGCCACGCCTGCATGAAGCTCGATCTCTCCGTCTCCGGCGACATCGTCACCGCGATGCGCGCCGAAGTCCTCGCTGGCGAAAAGGCCGTTACAGCTGCCATGCGTGCGGCGGGCAACGATCTTAAATCCAACTGGCGCGCCCAGATCACGCGCGCCCGCCTCGGCCAGCGGCTTGCCAACACGATCAGGTCCAAAACCTATCCTGCGGCGGGCGAAAGCCTGGAAGCGGCCGCGCTCATTTGGTCCAACGCACCCCAGATCATCGGGGCGCATGACACTGGCCCCTTGATCCGGTCGAAAGACGGGTTCTGGCTTACCATCCCAACGCCAGCGGCCGGCAAAGGCACGCGCGGCAAGGCGCTCACACCGGGCGAATGGGAGAAACGGCGTGGTCTGCGCCTTCGGTTTGTCTATCGGCGGGGAGGACCAAGTTTGCTGGTCGCCGATGGTCGGCTGAACAGTCGCGGGCTGGGTGTGGCCTCTCGGTCGAAAACCGGGCGCCGCAAAGCAACCGTGCCCATCTTCCTCCTGGTGCCGCAGGTGAAGCTGTCGAAACGGCTTAATCTCGCACGGGACGCCGAACGGGCGCAGGCTGCGATACCGGGGCTGATCATTTCTGGATGGGTTGACGGTAAGCTGGGGTGAAAGCTGGCTTAGTACCCAGCTTCCCTTTGATGTCGCACCGCGAGAACGACGGCACTGTCGGCTTCCAACCGGTAAAGGGCAGCGTAACCGCTGCCGCCAAAGGTGATGAACCACTCACGAAACTCTGGATCCATGTCCCCATGGGCCGCCCTGCTGCAGGCTGATCACGCAGGATTTGCATCCCCTCTCGGATCGCCCTTGCGGCACGGCGTGCAGCGTCCGGGTTCTTTTCGGCTAGAAACTTGTAGAGCCTCTCAACATCCCGCAGCGCAGCGGGAGACCAGATCAATTGTGGCATTGAGGAATATCTGCCTGTTCACCGGCTTCGAGCTTGGCAAGTCACGCGTCGGCTTCCTCATGCGTCACATGCTGGCCCGTTGCCTGATATTCCTGCCATGCCGCAATGCCAGCTTGGCGGAAGGCTTCGCGCGCCTCTTCGCGGGACAGGAACTGCGCAACAGCTTCGCGGAGCATCCAGTGCGTGGAGCGATCCCGGGCGTCCGCAAGCCGCCTAAGGCGGTCACGTGTGTCTTGGTCGAGCTTCACGGCGATGGGGCGCACAGCATTCATAGGGTGAGTCCTTGTGAGTATTAGCAGGTATTACCCTCGCACTTTCTTGGCGTCGATAACACACACGAATTCACCATTAGGCCCCTCCATGCCCACCCAACGCGAAACCATCCTGACCGCCCTGGCGGACCTGCTAAGGACGATCCCGCATGTGCCTGTTCTGCGCGGAGAAGTTCTGCCGGAACGCATCCCGCCCGCAGGTCTCATGATCCTGCGCGATGGCACCCCAGGCGAACCAGGCGTGACGTTGTCGCCGCTGACCTATCATTTTCAGCATCGCGCTGAACTCGAGATGATCGTGCAATCGGCAACGGATCGGGACGCCTTTTTCGACGCACTTGTCGCTCAGGTCGGTGCTGTGATCGCCGCGGACCGGACTTTGCGGGATCTATGCGACTGGGTCGAGCCGGAAGCTGCTGAACCTGTCGATCTACCAGTTGAGGGGGCCGCCTCTCTGAAAGCCGGGATCATTCCGATCACCCTTCACTACGCGACCAGTGACGCGCTGGGCTAACGAGACCAATTCAAGGAGTAACACCATGGCACGAGCCCAAGGGGCGCGGGCGCAAATGGCGCTTGCGTTCGAAACGACATACGGCACGCCGCCCGCGAGCGGCTACACCAAGATGCCCTTTGCCAGCACGACACTGGGAGCCGAGCAACCGTTGCAGGCCTCAGAACTCTTGGGCTATGGCCGCGATCCGCAGGCGCCTATCAAGGATGCGGTGACAGCGGATGGCGATGTGGTGACCCCGATCGATGTCGAGGCATTTGGCTTCTGGCTGAAGGCCGCTTTTGGCGCACCCACCACAACGGATACCAATGCCCCCTACACGCACGAGTTTCACTCGGGAAACTGGGCGCTGCCGAGCTTCTCGATTGAGACCGGGATGCCCGAGGTGCCGCGCTATGCGATGTATTCCGGCTGTATGGTGGACAGCCTGAACTGGCAGATGGCGCGCTCAGGGTTGCTGACGGCAACGGCCAGTATCGTGGCACAGGGCGAGGCCATCGCCACGACCAGTGCGGCAGGGACGCCTGCTAACATCGCGCTGAAACGCTTTGGCCACTTTAACGGCGCCATCACGCGGAATGGCGCCAACATCGGCAATGTCGTCTCTGCCGACCTGACCTATGCCAACAATCTCGACCGGATCGAGACCATCCGGGCCGATGGTAAGATCGACGGCGCGGACCCGTCCATCGCGGCGCTGACCGGCAATGTTGTCGCGCGATTAGCGGACCAGACGCTCGTGACCCAGGCGATCAACGGCGAGGCCTGCGAGTTGGAGTTTTCCTACACGCTGCCAACCGGCGAGAGCCTGACCGTTACGGCCCATGCTGTTTACCTTCCACGCCCGCGGATCGAGATCTCGGGCCCGCAAGGTGTACAGGCCACCTTTGATTGGCAGGCGGCCAGCGAACCCGTGGTGGGTCGTATGTGCACCGTCACCCTGACCAATGACCGTGAGGTTTACTGACCATGCTGCGCCTGAACCTCTCCGCCGAGCCCCGCTGGCTTGATCTTGGCCACGGCATCCGCCTGCTGGTGGAGCCGCTGACCACCGCCATCATGTTGGCAGCACGGACCGATCCGACGATCATCGCAGCAGCAGCGGATGCCGAAGGCAGCGCCTCCAACGACGACCTTGCGCGCATCGTCGCAAAGGCCGTGGCGCGCATCGTGGTAAAAGACTGGGAGGGCGTCGGCGACGAGGACGGCAAACTGCTGCCTCTGACGCCTGACGGCATCGACGCCCTGCTGGAGCTCTGGCCGATCTTCGAGGCGTTTCAGACCAAATACATCGCGAGCGCGCTCATTCTGGACGCGGAAAAAAACGCCTGACCGCTCTCGCCGACTGGGAATTCGGCAGGGGCGGTGACTATTGCGCGGCGTGCCCCTCTATGTGCGCGGAATGCCCACGGACCCAGCACAAACCTCTCACCCTGGAAGGCTGGCAGGTCTGGGATCTGGTCCAGCGCCTCGGCGGACAGGTGCGCGTTGCCGGCGGCATGAGCGGAGGAGCGGTCTTGGGCTGGGACATGGGTGCGGCCTTACAACTCGGGGCAGCCCTTGGGCTTTCGCCCCTAACCATCGCAGAACTGCTGCCGCCCATCGAGGCGGTGATGGTGCGCAAGACAAACGAACGAACTAGTTCAGGCGGCCTCGAGGGGGTTGATGCCTGAGACGTCAATTGTCTCGCGAGCGCGTGCCAAATCCCAAGCGCGTTGCAGGTTCATCCAGTACTCTGGCGTCGTTGAGAAAAACCGGGCAAGCCGCATCGCCGTATCCACTGTTATGGCGGTTTGGCCTTTTACAAGGCGCTCAATCCGGGTGCGCGGCACACCAAGCTTTGCAGCAAGGGTAATGGCGCTCATCTCAAGCGGCGCCAAATACAGCTCAGCCAAGACGTCGCCGGTATGGGATGGGTTGGTCATGAGGCTCATGTCAGGCCCTCCTAGTGATAGTCCACGATCTCAACCTCGGCAGGTCCTTGATCGGTCCAAATAAAACAGATGCGCCATTGTCCATTAATGCGCACCGAGTGTTGTCCTGTCCGGTTGCCACTTAGGGCTTCAAGATGATTGCCCGGCGGAAACCGTAAATCTTCAAGCACGACGGCGGCATCCAATGCTGAAAGTATAGCGCGCGTGCGTTTTATGATGTCCGCTGGAAAGCCTTTGCCAAACTGGTCCTGTACGGCTCCAGCGGCCAGCTTTCCTCTTGTGCTAACAATCATGAACCTAAATGTATCATATCGTGATACATCTTGCAAGGACCCAGTATGGCTGAAAAACGTGTTTCCGTCCGCCTCTCCGCGAGTGGCGGGCGCCAGGTGCGCGCCGAGCTGGAAGGCGTCGGCGAGGCAGGCACCCGCGGCATGGGGCGTCTGAGCCGTGAATTGGACCAGGCCAATGCGCGCATGGCGGCTTTTGCGCGTAGGGCCCGGATTGCGGCGACTGCTGCCGCCACGGCGCTTGCGACCGCTGGCGTTGCGATGACCCGCTCGACGGTCGCGGCCGCCAACGAGATCGGCCAGCTTTCTCAGGTTGCCACTGCCAACCCCGAGGTCTTCCAGCGCTGGTCGGCGGCCTCGGCCACGGTGGGGATCGAGCAAGAAAAGCTGGCCGATATCCTGAAGGACGTGAACGACCGCGTGGGGGATTTCCTGCAGACGGGCGGCGGGCCGATGGCGGATTTCTTCGAGAACATCGCGCCAAGGGTTGGGGTGACGGCCGACCAGTTCGCACGGCTTTCCGGGCCAGAGGCGCTTCAGCTCTATATCGACAGCCTCGAGCGCGCGGGCGTTAGCCAACAGGAGATGACCTTCTATCTCGAGGCCATGGCGTCTGACACAACGCGGCTGATCCCGCTACTGCAAAACGGCGGGGCAGAGATGACCCGGCTCGGGGCACAGGCACAGGCGCTTGGCGCTGTGCTCGACGCTGATGCCATCGCAGCCATGCGCCGGACGGAACTCGCGCTGGTCAACATCGGCCAGGTATTCACCGGCGTTCGCAACCGGATTGCCGTGGCGCTCGCCCCGTCGCTGGAGGCAGTGGCCAATGCGTTTGTCGCCCTTGCGTCCAGTACCAGCCCGATCAGCCGGGCTTTTGACACGGTGCTGAGCAACCTTGATCGCCTGGCCATCTACGCCGGGACCTTTGCCACCTTCCTCGCCGGCCGCTGGGTAGCTGCCATGGCGATAGCCGCTCTCTCTGTTCGTGGGCTCGCCACCACGCTGGTGGTCCTGAAAGGCGCGTTGATCCGCACCGGCATCGGCGCCCTCATCGTGGGCGCAGGCGAGCTGGTTTATTGGTTCACCCGGTTGGCCTCCGGCGCAGGCGGCTTCGGCGAGGCCATGGGCCTCTTGAATGACGTCGCGGTCGCGGTCTGGGACCGGATCAAGATGGGGACATCAAGCGCCGGGGCCGCGGCCACGGCGATGTTCTACGATCTCAAGGCCGATGCCGCTTCCGGCATGGCCGGGGCTATCGAGAGTGTTGTGGCTTTTGGCAACACGACCGCCAACACCTTCGAGGGCGCGCTTCTTGCCGTCCGCGAGATCTGGTCGCGTCTGCCAGATGTGATCGGGGATCTCGTCTTCTCGGCCGCCAACCGCATGCTCGACGGGATCGAGGCTATGCTGAACGGCGCCATCGCCCGGATCGATGCCTTCACGGGACGCATCCGCGATGCGCTTGCTGCAGTGGGCATCGAGACCACCTTTGGTCAGATCGGTGAAATTAATCTCGGTGACATCCCCAACCCCTTCGCAGGCGCCTCCGCAGATGCCCGAACGGCTGCGGCAGAGGCATTTCGGCGCGCCTTCGAGGACAACCCGCTCTCGGCCCCTGACCTTGGGCTCGACGCAATCGCCGCCGAGGCGCTGGCCACTGCGAACACCTACCGTCAGGCGGCTAGCGATCTCGCCAATGGCGCGACAGCCCCGCTGACCTCCTGGGGCGCGCTTCGCGACGCCGTTGCGGGCACCGGGGAAGAAGGCGCGGCGGCGCTGGATGAGGCGGCTGTCTCAGCAGATCGGCTGTCGGATGCCATGGGGCGCGCGGGAGGGGCTGCGGGCAGCGCCGGGGATCGGATCGCCACCGGTTGGCGTGCAGTGTCGGAGTCTCTTCAAGCCTATGCAACGGATGCGCTGAACTGGGGCAAAGGCCTCGGCGAAACCCTGACAGGCGCGTTCAGTGGCGCGGAAAGTGCGTTCCGAAGCTTCGTTGAGACCGGCAAGTTCGACTTCAAGGGCCTCGTGCGCTCGATCCTGGCGGACCTCGCGGTCCTGTCATTCAAGCGCGCGGTTCTGGGGCCCATCGCCTCGGCACTCTCGGGCATTTTTGGCGGCGGCTCCGTCACGGCGGCGGTCTCGCATGCGGGTGGTATTGTCGGATTGTCGGGACACAGTCGCTCGGTACCAGCGATGGCCTTCACGGGGGCGCCGAGGATGCATTCCGGCGGTTGGGCGGGTCTGCGCCCTGACGAAGTTCCGACGATACTGCAGCGCGGGGAACGGGTGCTGAACCGGCGCGAGGCGGCTGGGTATGTACGTGGTGCCAGCGCTGGCACCGGCGTGACCGTGAACATCGACGCGCGTGGGGCACAGATGGGCGTGGCCGAGCAGATCGACGCGCGCCTTCGTGCGGCCATCCCGGAAATCGCCCGCATCGCGAAGGAAAGCGTGGCCGATGGGCGGCGGCGGGGTCAGGTGATCTGAGATGGCCATTCCTGTCTTGCCCCTGACGCTCGTGTCCTCGCTCGAGCGGAGGCTGATTACGTCTGTGGCCGAGGCGCGCTCGCCCTTTACCGGCACATCCCAGATCCAGGACTGGGGTGCCTCCTGGTGGGAATACCAGATCGAGATGGCGGTGACCCAAGGGGCTAATGCTCGGCGGCTTTCGGCCTTCTTCACCGCCCTTGGTGGATTGCGCGGCCGGTTCCTCTTCCCCGATCCCTCGATCGAGGTGCCGGTGGCGGCGGGCAATCCTTACGTGACCGAAGTGCAAGCTGCGGGAGCCTCCACCTTGCGCACGGCTGGTTGGGGACTTGGCCTTCGCGCGGGGGATTTCTTCCAACTGGGCTCGGATGCCACCACGCGGCTTTATCAGTTGACGGCGGATGTAACGCCTTTGGGCAGCGAGGCGACGCTCACCTTCGTGCCGCCGCTTCGGGCTTCCGTGCCGATCGGCACGCTGCTCGGCCTTGATGATCCGTCAGTCCTGTTGCGGCTGACGGCCCCGGTCCCCTCGGTCATCGGTCGTGCGGATCAGCACCGCTTCACGATCTCAGCGCGGGAGGCAGTCTGATGAGACGTGATCTGACCGTCGCCTTCGCAACTGCGTTGGCAGATCAAAGCCTCAGGCCCGTCATTTTCTTTGAGGGCAGGTTCGCCACGGGCTGGGTGCGTATCTGGTCGGGGCTGGGAGAGGTCAGTTGGAACGACCAAAGCTGGGCGGGGGCTGGGTCACTTCTGGGCCTCGGCTCGCTCGATGAAACCGGCGAGGTTGTGGCCGGCGGCACGGCCGTCTCGCTTTCCGGCGTGCCGCTGGATCTCGTACAGATGGCCATCGAGGAAGCGCGCCAAGGCCTGCCGGGCCGCATCTGGCTGGGACTTCTGGCCGAGAATGGCAGCATCATCGCCGATCCGGTTCAGGCCTTTTCGGGTCGGCTTGATGTTCCCGAAATCAAGGATGACGCCGACACCTGCACGATCACTATCAGTTATGAGAGCCGTCTGATCGATCTCACCGTGGCGCGGACCTGGCGCTACACCCATGAAAGCCAGCAGGTCTTGTTCTCCGGCGATCTCGGTTTTGAGTACGTCACAGCGATCCAGGATCGCGAAATCACCTGGGGGCGCGGATGATGCTCCCCCGCGTTGACCACTGGGAACGCCTGCTTGCAGCAGCGATCGATACCGCCCGCGCGCGTCCTTTCGTTTGGGGCGTGCATGACTGCCCGACCTTTGCCTTCGAGACGCGCATGATCCTGACTGGCGGTGAGGATGTCGCGTCCCTTTGGCGCGGGCGCTACACCACCGCGCTAGGCGGCGCGCGTGTAATGCGCCGTCTGGGCTGGTCCTCGCTAGAGGAGATGGGTTGTGCGCTCTTGGGTGAGCCACGCCCGGCCGTGCTTCTCGCTGGGCGCGGTGACATCGTTCTGGCCCACACCGGTCTTGGGTTCGGTATCTGCATTGGGGCCAGCGCCGTCGGCATGGCGCCCGCGGGCCTCGTGACCGTGCCGCTGACCTCTTGCCGGCTTGCCTGGCTCATCTGAACTCGGATCCACTCCATGCCCTTCATCGTGACAGCCGTCACCGCGATCGCGGGGGCGATCAGCGGCGTATTGGCTGCAGGCGGAATTGGTGCGGCACTTCTGCGGATCGGCGGCACGCTTCTGCTGTCCTACGCGGCGCAGGCCCTGATGCCAAAGCCACAGACCACGATGCAGCCGCGGACGGTGACGATCCGCGAGCCCGTCGTGCCGCGCGATCTCGTCTATGGCCGCACCCGCAAAGGTGGGGTGATTGTCTTCCTGCACTCCTCGGGGTCGGACAACAAATACCTCGATCTGGTGATCGTGTTGGCCACGCATCGGGTCAAATCAATCGGCGCCATCTATTTTGAGGGCGAAGTGGCGGTGAATGCCGCAGGCGTGGCTCAAGGCCGCTGGGCCGGAAAGGTTCTCGTCGAAAAGAAACTCGGTGCCGCCAACCAGACCGCCTTTGCGGGCCTCAAGGCAGCGTTGCCCGACAAATGGACGGAAAACCACCGACTTCGAGGCTGTGCGGCTATTCGGCTGCGGCTGACCTATGATCAGAACGCCTTTCCGGGCGGTATCCCAAACATCACGGTGGACTTGGAGGGCAAGGACGACATCTGGGATCCGCGGACGCAAACCGCAGGCTATTCGGAAAACCCCGCGCTTTGTCTTGCCGACTATATGGCCAACCCGACCTGGGGCATCGGGGCGCGCATTGGCCAGCCAGACGGCATTGATGAACTGTCCTTGGTCGAGGCGGCGAACATCTGCGACGAGGCTGTTCCCCTTGCAGGCGGTGGGTCGGAGCCGCGCTATGCCTGCAATGGGGTTATCACCCTCTCTGAGGTCCCGAAGACGATCATCGAGGGAATGCTCTCCAGCTTCGCAGGCCGCTGCGCCTTCTCGAGCGGGTCCTGGCGCATCCACGCGGGGGCCTGGCGCGCGCCGGACGTCGCTTTAACCTCAGACCATGTCCGCGAGGGCGGGCTGACCCTCGCCACGCGCGTGACGATGTCGTCGAACTTCAACGGCGTGCGAGGGCAGTTCGTCAGCCCCGAGAACGATTGGCAGCCGGATGACTTCCCGGCCTATTCGAGCGCTGTATATGTGGCTGAGGACGGTGGTGAACAAAAGTGGCGCGACATCTCGCTGCCCTTCACGATCTCCGCCGCCATGGCCCAGCGGCTTGCGAAAATCGAGCTTGAACGCGCGCGTCGGCAGATGACGGTGCGGCTCTCGGGCAAGCTCTCAGCTTGGGCGGCCACCGTCGGCGATGTGGTCACGCTCTCCTATGCGCGCTGGGGCTTTGCCGCGAAACCCTTCGAGGTGCATGGGGTCAGCCTTGATCTGACGGCCTCGGGCGATGGGGCGCTGCTCCTGCCGGAACTCGTGCTGCGCGAGACCTCGCCCTTGGTCTATGACTGGTCGGCGTCCGAGCAGCAAATCTACGCAGCTGCCCCGCGCACCGCGCTGCCCAATGCCTATGACATCCCAGCACCCGGCGCGCCGCAGGTCACCGAGGACCTCTATGTCACTCGGGACGGTGGTGGGCTGAAGGTTCTGGCAAAGATCAGCTGGGAAGCCGCGCCTTCAGGATTTGTTGCGGCCTATCAGTTGCAAGGTAAACTGGCGGGCGCGGCCGACTGGGTCGACTATGGCCGGACGGATGGTTTGGCCCTCGATATCCGTGACATTGCGCCGGGTGCTTGGGCGTTCCGCGTCAAAGCGATCTCAGTTCTGGGCGTCTCCTCGCCCTGGCAGGAGACAGCGGTCGAAATCCTCGGGCTCACCGCGCCTCCAGCGCAGCTCGAGAATGTGACCCTGCAAACGGCGGGCGGCCTCGCGATCCTGAAATGGTCCCGCTCGGTGGATCCCGATGTACGGGTCGGTGGTAACATCGTGATCCGGCATTCCAAGGAGGCAACGGCCACCTGGGCCGACAGCTATTCGATGGACCGGGTCTCGGGTGGAGAGGCCATCGCCGTCGTGCCGCTCAAACCCGGCACCTATCTGGTGCGAGCTGAAGACAGTGGTGGGCGCGCTGGGCTTGAGACACGCGTTACGACCAAGGGCGCACAGGTACTGGCCTTTTCGACTTTGGACTTCCTGCAAGCCGATCCCGGCTTTGTCGGCTCGAAAGCTGGGCTTCAGGTCACAGGGTCAACCCTGACCCTTGCCACTGAGACTACGAATGGCGTGACGCAGGTGACAGCGCTGGACGGACAATACGTTTTCGCCGCGGGGCTCGATCTCGGTGCCGTGAAACGCGTGCGGCTGCGCTCAGAAATTGGCCTGGCGGCGCTGGCCCTCAACGACCGGATCGATGCGCGCACGGCCTTGATGGACATATGGGCCGATTTTGACGGCTCGGCCGGCGCGGAAATCGATGTGCTCTTTGAAATCCGAGAAACCGATGACGATCCGGCCGCATCGCCGAACTGGGGGCCATGGGGCCGCCTTGACAACCATGAAATCGAGGCCCGCGCAGTCGAAGCACGGGCATTTTTCACGACGAAAGACGCGTCCTATACGCCCATCGTCAACCAACTGCGGCTTTATGCCGATGAGGTCGCCTGATGACGCAAACCGCCAGCTTCACGATTGCGAACGATGCGGGCGCCGCCGTACGCGCGCGGATCAACGAGGTGATCGCGGCGCTTCAATCGACAAGTTCTGGGGCCTCGGCACCGAGCGCAGCTGTCGCGGGCATGCTATGGGTCGACACCTCGGTCTCGCCGCCAGTCTTGCGCCGAAGGAACGCAACGAACACCGGGTGGGATGTTTTGCTTGATGCAGCAGACAATCTGGCGGGGCTCACGAACAAGACGGTTGCAAGGACAAACCTCGGGCTCGGCACGATGGCGACCAAGTCGGCGGCGGATTATGACGCGGCGATCGCGGCAAAAGCAGCGCTGTCCGGCGCAACCTTCACCGGCGTCGTGACCGCTCCGAACTTTGTCTCATCCTCTGACGCCCGCCTGAAATCTGATGTCGAAACCATTGCCGATGCGCTGGCCGTGATTGGCGCCCTACGTGGGGTGCGCTTCACTATGGATGGCGCGCGCCAGATCGGCGTCATTGCGCAAGAGATTGAGGCAGTCCTGCCCGAGGTGGTGCGGGTGGACGCTGAGACCGATCAGCTCTCTGTCGCTTACGGCAACATCACCGGCCTTCTGATTGAGGCCGTCAAGGAACTGACCGCCCGCGTGGCGAAACTAGAGGAGGCGCACCCATGAATAGCGATGGGTTCATCGACATGATCAACACATTCTTCGGCGGGGCGGTGACCACGCTGATCGGCGCCTTTACAGGACGGCTGATGTGGCATTCAGGAGAAGTGAAGCTCGGCAACCGCCGCTTCTTCGGCAAGGAGCTTCTCTGGGAAATCCCCGTTGCCGTCGGCATGGCGCTGATCGGAGAGGCGGCGGCGCGTTACATCGGCCTGTCGCAGCCGGTCTCGACTGGATTTGTGGCAACGCTCGCCTATCTCGGGCCCCGCGGGGCGGAAGCGCTGCTGGCCGCCTGGCTTTGCCGCAAGAAGTAACCCGCCCACCACTCACAGAAATCCTGCACGCCATCCCGTCTCCGGGGCGGCGTTTTGCATTGCATAGGAGACGACCATGACGCCGTTTGATATCGCCCGCAGCTACATTGGTACGACCGAGGGACCGGGCCCCGAGGACAACCCCGTCATCTTAGAAATGTACGCCTCGGTTGGCCACGACTGGGTCGAGCATGATAGTGTTGCCTGGTGCGCAGCTTTTGTCGGGCACTGTCTTGAGCGGGCCGGGCTCCGCTCGACCCGCAAGCTGACGGCGCGCTCTTATCTCAACTGGGGCATCCCCATTGAGGTTGCCGACGCCCAGCAGGGTGACATAGGCGTAATCCCTCGTGGGTCCTCCAGCTGGCAGGGCCATGTATTCTTCATCGACCGGATTGAGGGACCTTGGATCTGGGGCCTCGGGGGCAACCAAAACGACGCGGTTAATGTGAAGCGCTACCCGGTCTCTAAGCTCCTCGGAGTGCGCCGCGCGGGAAACGCGACCAGTAGCGCCACTATTTCCATACGCGACGTGCAAGTACGCCTCCGGTCGCTTGGATACCATGAGGTTGGTCAAGTGGACGGCAAGATTGGCCCGCGGACCCGCGGAGCCATCCTTGTCTTCCGAGATGATAACGGTCTCCCACTTGTGCCGACCATCGATGTTGCCCTGACCGAGGCACTGGAAACTGCCGCTCCTCGCGAAATCGCCCCCGAACGGGCTTCCGGTGTCCCCACGGATAGCCGGATCATGACGGCGGCCAATGCACAGATCGGTCTGGGCGTGATTGGTGCTGCAGGCTCGATCGGCAGCCAGATTGCACCGGCGTTGGTCGAAGCTGAACAGGCGCGCGATATAGCCGGGCGCGTGTTCACCTTGGTCGGGCTGGAAAGCTGGCTCTCCATCGCCTTACCGTGGATCGGCGCGGCTGTGTTCATTAGCGTCGTCATCTATGCGCTCCGCGCGAAGGCGGCCCGGATCGATGACCATCGCTCGGGGAAAACACCATGACCCGGGTATTGATCGTAATCTCCTGCCTTGCAGGGGGTGATCTGCCTGACTGTGGTAGCGGCATCAGCACAATGCGCTTTCCAGACTTCACCGCCCGCGAAGATGCCGCTGTACGCATGCATGATCACATGCAGGCCGTCGCCGATGTGCGCGAACAAATCGTGCTGCTGCTCGAAACACGCTGCATCGCCCTCTCAGTGGGCGCCCCAACATGACTACCATCCTCACCACGCTGTTCGCGGGCCTTGGTCGTCGCTTCGCCTATTGGGGCGCGATTATTGCTGCCACAGGCACCGCCGTCTGGATCCTAATCCACCAGGGCCGGCTTGCCGCGAAGGCCGAGCTCGCCATCCGCCGCGCGGACGCCCGTATCCGCGCGCTCCAATCTTCCAAGGACATCCGCCATGACGTTCAAAACGCTGATCGCGCTGATCTTGAGCGCCGGGCTGACCGCTGGATGCGCGATTGACCCGCGGAGTTTGCGGGACGAGTGCGATTGGGCCGAGCCGATCCGTCCGTCCCGTCAGGATGTGCTGAGCGATAACACCTTGGCCCAGATTGTCGCCCATAACGAGATCGGTGCGCGACTTTGCGGGTGGCAGCCATGACGGTGGCCACCTTGAGCGAAGGTCCCGCCATTCTCATTGGCTACGCCTGGCGACTGCACATTGAGGCAGAAGCACCGGTCTTTACCGAGGGTGCAAGCTATGCTGGCCATCTGCGCCTCAAGCCCAGTGATCCAACGCTGCTCGCAGAGCTGTCCAGCGCTGATGGCGGGATAGCACGTATCACCGACACGGTGTTGGAACTGTCTTTGACCCCGTCCCAAACCGCAGCGCTCACGCCCGGCCACATGGTGCTGGATTTGGTGCGCACCGATCTCGAACCAGACCTGCACTTAGGCTTTCTTCTCGAAGTCCCCGTGATGCTGCCGGTGACGCGGGGGCTGAGACCATGAGCGAAGTGATCCGGCAAACAGGCCCGATCATGATCACAGCCCCCATCAAGGTGCGCGTCGTCACTGGACCCTTCCGCCTTCGCCTTGGCGGTCAGCCCGGACCGCAAGGGGCAACGGGCCCGCAAGGCGACAAGGGCGATCAAGGTGATCCAGGCATCACAATCCTGCCCGCCGACACCCCCATCAATGGAGGATTTTTCTGATGGCCAATACGATTCAGCTTAAACGCCGCGTCTCCGGCGTGGCAGGTGCGCCCGCTGCACTGAAATCGGGAGAACTTGCCCACAACGAGGTCGACAACACGGTCTATGCCGGCAAGGGCGACGACGGGGCTGGCAATGCCACATCGATTGTCCCGATTGCGGGTACGGGCGGCTTTCTGGCGCTCACCGGCACCCAGACTATTGGTGGGGCCAAGACTTTTTCGCTCGTTCCGAAGTCTAGCCAGGATGCCAGCGGCGGAACCGACCTTGTCCGCAAGTCCCAACTCGACAGCCTGTTAGCCGCCAAGGCGCCGTTGGCTTCGCCTGCGCTGACAGGATCGCCCACAGCACCAACAGCGGTTGCGGGAACGAACTCGACACAGATTGCAACGACAGCCTTCGTCAATGAGGCCATTGCCGGCTTTGGCGCCGGAGACATGGCAAAATCCATCTATGACACAGACAATGATGGCAAGGTCGATGCGGCGGAAGTTGCAGATGCAGCACCCTGGTCTGGGATCACGGGTAAGCCCACGAGTTTTACGCCCTCCAGCCATGGTCATTCGATTGCACAGGTAACGGGGCTGCAAACAGCGCTCGATGCCAAGGCGCCGCTTGTATCACCTGCGCTGACAGGATCGCCGACGGCTCCGACGGCAACGACCGGCACGAACACCACCCAGATCGCAACAACAGCTTTTGTAGCCGCCGCGTTCGGGGCGCTGATTGATGCCGCTCCCGGCGCCATGGACACGCTAAACGAATTGGCGGCAGCCCTCGGCGATGATCCGAACTTCGCAACGACCGTGACCAATGCTCTAGCAGGCAAACTCTCCGCGGCATCGAACCTGTCTGATGTAGCGAACAAGGCGACAGCGCGCTCGAACCTCGGACTGGGCTCCATGGCCACGCAAAACGCAAATGCCGTCGCCATCACGGGTGGCACAATCAACGGCATCACCCTGGATGGCGGGACATTTTGATCATGGCCAATACGCTTCTTCTGAAACGCACGACAGTCGCGGGCCGGGTGCCGACAGCGGCGCAACTTGCAGCCGGGGAACTGGCGGTCAATGTGCCAGATGGCAAGCTCTACCTGAAGCGTGTCTCCGGCACGGAAACTGTTGTCGAGCTTGGACAGACAGGACCTCAGGGTGCAACTGGGGCCACAGGTGCTACTGGTCCGCAAGGTCCAGCCGGCCCAACCGGGGTCACGGGTCCAACGCCGGCGCATCAATGGTCTGGCACTAGTCTGCGGTTCTACTCCGGCACGGCGTGGGGCGCTTATGTGAATCTGAAGGGTGATACTGGTGCCACTGGCGCAACAGGACCGCAGGGGCCTACTGGTCCCACGGGGCCATCCGGTGCGACCGGACCCCAAGGCCCCGCTGGCGCAGATGGGTCTCCGGATACGGCGACCCAGGTGCTCGCCAAGCTGGTGACCGTGGATGGATCAGGCTCTGGCATTGATGCAGACCTTCTGGATGGAAGCCATGCTTCCGCTTTCGCCAAACTGACGGGGGCGACCTTCACTGGCCCGGTGACTGCGTCGAACTTCGTCTCGTCTTCGGATCTCAGGCTCAAGTCCGAGATTACACCCATCTCTGATGCGCTGGTCAAGGTTCTGACGCTAACCGGCGTCACCTATCGCTTGGACCGCTGCGAGCCCCGCCAGATGGGTCTACTTGCGCAGGAGGTGCAGGCCGTTGCGCCCGAAGCCGTCACCGAAGTCGATGGGCTCCTGCGTCTCGCTTACGGCAATCTCATCGGTCTCCTCGTCGAGGCGATCAAGGATCTGCACACGGAACTCACCGACATGAAGGAGTGCCTCGATGCACGCGATTGACACCGGGATTTATTGCCTGACCCATGACAGCCGTCTGCGGATTGGCGTGTCGCTCACATACACACGACTGACTCTTGTAGCCTTCCAGCGGGTCGCAGCGCTCGACGGTCTTACCATCACGGACATGGCCACATTGGCCCCGCCAATCCTCGACGGCCCCTCGGATGCCGGAGTGCCAAAATCCTTCTTCCTGGGGCACGCGATTGAGGATCCCGGCGCACCGGGGGCGTTGCTGGCCTATCGCAGCCATCTCGCCTTTGACCTCACCGATCTCCAAGGCGCCGATGAGATCGTCGATTACAGCCGTTTTGAGATCCCAATCGATCATGAGGGCATGCTTTCGACCTGGGACAACCGGCTCATCACCTCGCGTTGGGACAAAAACGAATATGGGCTGCGTAATCGTGCCAAGCGTGGTTCGGCTATCGCCTGCTATGTCTGGATGCCGATAGCCACGGGGCGCTTTGTGGATACACGGATCATCCTGCCCTTTGCAGGATCCTTCGGGATCGGTGAGACACCAGACCCGATTGTCCTTAATGATAGCGTGCAGGTGAGCGACACACGCAATTACCTTGGTTTTTACTGGCACGTGGTCATGCCAAGCGATCTGACGATCGTCCCTGATGGCTGGGTTGGGATCCCACTCCACCTCGCAGAAAACGCAGACGGCGCGCCACTCGCCCATGCCACCCGGCTGAAGCTCGAGGTGCTCTCAGGCTATGTGCCGCATGGCCGGGTCGTGACGGACGCACAGGGTCAGGCGGTGATCCGGGCTTGCGCCTTGGGGCTGCAGTCTGGGGACACCCTCTCCCTCAAGATCAACACCGACCATTACACCTCTGTGGGCCGTGTTGATGTGGCCGTGGTCTGAAGGGGCGCTGTCATGTTCACCGCTCTCTATCCCAGCTTCGTATTGGTAAAGCATGATCTGCTGACACCGGAGGTAAACCAGCGCTTGGCTCAGATCGCAATCGCAGATGCCGCGCGGCACCGCGTAATTGATGATTCTGATCCGCGCAATCTCGGCACAGCCGACAGTCCATTTGGCCATATCCGCCACAACCTTCTGGCCGAGCATCGCGGAGATGCGGCTGTTGAGGCCTGGCTCAGTGTGGCCCGCGCCAGTATGACCGAGTACTTGCATCGCGGCTATGGGGCAGAGTTGCCCGAAAGCTTGATGGCCATCACTGAGCCCTTTGTGCAAGGCGCCGGGTACGGCGAGACGATCGGCATCTTCACCCACACCCATCCACGCGCCGACGTCGTGGTGACCTATTACCCCGAAGTCGACTTTGGAGACGCTGGACCACAGCGGTATCGCGAGGGCGCCTTACGGTTCTATGACCCTTCGGGCCGCGGCCACCGCCTCTGGCCCAACCAAAACCCCGCCATTTTTACTGGCAGCTGGCTCGATGTGCGACCCCAGACCGGGACGCTCGTCGTTTTTGAGGGCCATGTGCCCCATGATTCTGCCCCCTTCGCCGGGATCCGTCGCGTTTGCCTGCCGTTGCAGGTCAGCTTGCGCTTTCCCAATGCCCAAAATCCCATCGACATCGGAGGATCTTCTCATGGCCTATAAAGTTGGCACCACCATCGTGATTGATGATGCGGGGCAAGTGCCCTGGGCGCGGATCTCTGGCGCGCCGGCTGCGGGGTTGCCGGCAGGGGAATATACCAAGACGGCGACAGAGTATAAAACAACCGGCTCTGGCAATATCGTCTCAACGTCCTTCAAAGGCCTCGAGTTCCAAAGCAACCTGACTTATCACGATGTCTATCTGCGCAGCTACACGAACTGCAATTGCAACTGCGATTGCCAGTGCTACTGCTGAGGTGCCCCATGCAGGTTAGACGGCAGATCGAAGAGCTCTGGCCCACACGGGTGGGTTTCTACCAGCTCGAGGGGCAGGAGGCAGAGGCACAGGTCGCTGCGCTTTACGCGAAATCCTGGCGCCTACCGCAGAACAACCGCACGGCCTCTGAGCGACGCATTCGCGGGATCATGACGGAATCGCCGGACTTGCTTCAGACCGTGCGCGATTGCGTGGCGGATTACCTTGGACCCGGGGCAGAGTTCCTCGATCCCGCCTATTGCGAGAACCGCGCGCTTCTCATCGAGGATCGCGCCTTCATCAACACCCATGCCGACAGCCGCGAGGGCGATGTCACAGCGGTGCTCTTTCTCTCAGGAAGCGGGACGGGTCAGCCGATCAACTCGGTCGGCAATCCGCGCTTTTGTCTCGAAGACCCGAGCCGCTATGCCGATCAACCGCGGCTCCCCTTCGAGAGCCGGCCCGCCTACAGCGTCAATCCGGCGCCTGGTTTGATCGTTATCTTCCCCTCTTGGATCCCGCATAATCAGCATCCCTATCGGGGTGAGGTCACGCATATCCAGGTCGTTTTGAACTTCCGGGTCGAGATCCCGGAGCATTTGCAAGAGAAGTGGTTTGACTGATGTGGTACACGCTTACCCTGGAAGCCCGTGACGGCAGCCGTCATGATATTCGCTACAACCCGCATACATCGGAGATCGAAGGCATCGAGCTCGGGCTCATCGACGAGCGCGAATGGCCTACCGCACTCCGCGTCTCGAAGGCGACGCCCTTGGGCAAATCCCGCGCCCCCAAGGTCCTGAAAATCCAGCTGGGGCTGTCGTGCAATTACAGCTGTTCCTATTGCAGCCAGGCGCATCAGATTGGCGATGCGACGCTCTCAAAGCTCACAGATGTTGAGGCTTTCCTCGCCAATCTTGATAGCTGGCTTGAGGGGGCGCCGGAGCGGATCGAGCTTTGGGGCGGCGAGCCTTTTATCTATTGGGCGAAGCTGAAGCGCCTCATCCCGGCGCTAGCCGAGCGGTTCGCGTCGGCACGGTTCCTTATCATCACCAATGGCTCGCTTTTCGATCGAGAAAAGCTCGATTTGATCACGCAATATGACATCGACATCGGACTTAGCCATGACGGCCCGGGGCAAGACCTGCGCGGACCGGACCCGCTTGAAAACCCCGAGCAGCGGCGCTGGATTGAGGCACTGTTGGCCGAGCGCAGGGGCCATGTCAGCATCAACACCGTACTGACGGCACAAAACCACGATCTCGCCGCGATCAAGGCTTGGTTCCACGCGCGCTTGGGGCTGGATGTGCCGCTGTCGCTTGAAGGCGTGGTCAATGTCTATGACGCAGCCACGCTGCTTGGTCCTGGGCGGTTTGATGAGGCGGGTCTCCATGCTCTGCGGCGCTCGGTGTTCGAAAGCCATGTCACCGCCCCCCAAGCCTTCGGGCTCGACAAGCGGCTCAGAGACTTCCTCTCATCCCTCAAGACCCGCCGCCCGATCTCAGCCCTCGGCCAGAAATGCGGCATAGACCGGCCAGAGCACATCGCCGTCGATCTCCAAGGCAATGTCATGACCTGTCAGAACACTGGCGCGAAGGGCGAGCACAAGATCGGCCATGTCGACGAATTTGACGCGATCGCGCTCAACACAGCGACGCATTTTGCATTCCGGCCTGAATGCATATCATGCCCCGTCGTTCAGCTCTGCAAAGGCTCCTGCATGTTCCTCGAAGGGGAGTTATTCGCGCAATCCTGTGCAAACGAGTTCGCCTTCAATATGGGGATCCTGATGGCTGCGGTCTGGCATCTAACAGGAATGATAGTGGTGCAAATACAGCCGAGCTGATACCGGGCGTGTCCCTTGCCAAAGGATTATCCTGGTGAGGGCGATATTGAGGTGGACCATACCTTGATGGCGCGTCGAGCCTGACTGGAGCGCAGCCAAAAGCAAAGGACGGTGTCGGATCGGGATGTGGCAGACCTATGTCTTACGGCGCATCCACGCAGTCGGCAGGGATACTATCAAAGTGGCGTCTGGAAATGACAAAGACAAAGCCTTAAAATAAAACGTGAGCCTATGGTGTGCCAAACAGGGCGTGAAACTTGGGTCTGGTCAAGCGGGACTATTCTGGGGTATTTTGTTGCAAAATCAAAGGACCCTACCCATGCGATTGTCACCTCCAACATTTATTCTTTTCCTGATCTCCCTGGCCTGCGCCGTCTTGGCACTGCTGCCCGTTTTTGGGATTGCAATCATCACCGTGCCGATATCAGGCTTTTGGCTCATGACGCTGGCCTGGGGTCTACTGACGGCAGGCATGCTTTTCCGGGACATGTGA